AGAAAATAATGAAGGTGAGAGCGGATTGAGTGGTTCTCTTGGTGGTAATAGCAATTTAGGTTCGTTTACTTTAAACATACATGGAAACGCTACTAATACTTTGACAGGATTAACTTTCGTAGAAAAGGGTGCTGCTGGTGGTGGTTTAGATGCTGCTGATTCTGCTTACATTGGAAAAGCAATACCATCCGATCCACAAGCTAGATTGATTGGTTCAACTGCGGCTTCCGGATACTTATTTAAAACCTTTAGAAGTAGTATTAGTGCTTCATTTTCTGCGGGTGATTTAATGATTTCAAGTTCATCAACTTTAAGTACTGAAATCGTGTCACAATCCTTTTCAGAGGGTGTGGAGACGGTAGATACTTCAGATGGAAATTACATTGTATCTAATACAGGTAATAAAGATGCTGCTGCTGCTAGAACACCTTTCGTACAATCTCAAACTCCTGTAACAAATTTATTCAGAATTTATACGAGAGCTGATGGTAACGATACTAATAATCATTATGTAGTAATCAGAGATGTTAAGAGACCACAAAACTCTAACTCAAGTCCTGATTATGCTCAGTTTACTTTAGCTCTATATGAAGTTGGTAATCCATCTGCTATAGAAAGCTATAATGGTTTAAATATGGATCCAGATTCTTCTAATTACATAGCTAAAGTAATTGGTGACCAGTTTTATACTGTTTCAGCCGATGGTGAAGTTACTACATATGGTGATTATCCAAACTTATCTAGAATTATTAGGGTTGGTGATTACAAAGAGGATACTTTTAGAGGTAATAAAAACCTACAACCTATGGGATACGCTTCTGTGAACAATCCTATTGTTTCTGGTACATCAACTTTCGTTCCAAGTTCCTCATTTAGTAGGTCACAGACATACGATGGTGTAAACAATAACGCTTCTACATATTTACCAAGTCTACCTTATGGATTTAAGATAGATGCGGGATATCCGGAAACAGAAGTTGCTACAAACAAAGAATATCTATCACCTGTTCCTTTTCCATTAGCGACTGGTAACAATGCTGCTTTTAATTTAGAAAATATGCTTGGGTATGGAAAATCTTCAGATTTAGAATTTAGCAAATACACTAATTTTGCTATAGAAACTCAGACATTGAATATATCTTCATCTGTGGCTCAGCTTAATTTTGCTGTACCATTTCAGTTTGGTTTTGATGGTATAAATCCTGCTAAATCAAAGAAAACAGGTACCTCAATGAGTTCTGCTAACACAAGCGGATTTGATTGTTCAACTTCTACTGCTAGTGGTTCGGTTGCTTACAAAAGAGCACTTAACGCTGTCGGTAATCCTGATGAGTATGATATCAATATGTTGGTAACTCCAGGTATTATTCATAAACATCATTCAGTTGTTTCAAATCACGCGATTGATAAGGTTGAAAGTAGAGCTGATGCATTTTATGTACTAGATGGTAATGATATAGATGATAATGTTGCTACTGCTGTAAACAATGTTGCTACTTTAGATACAAACTTTGTAGCTACATACTATCCTTGGGTTAAGATGGATAATCCTGCTGGAAATGGACAAATTTATGTTCCACCTTCAGTAGTGATTGCTGGTGTGATATCCTTTACAGATAGTGTGGCGCATGAATGGTTTGCTCCTGCTGGATTGAACAGAGGTGGATTGGATAATGTTAGAATGACTAAGAAGAAACTTACTCATACTGATAGAGATACGCTTTATGAAGGTAGAGTTAATCCGATTGCTTCATTTCCTGGTCAAGGAGTTGTGGTATTTGGACAAAAAACACTACAATCTAAACCATCTGCTTTAGATAGAATCAACGTAAGAAGACTATTAATCAGATTGAAGAAGTTTATCGCTTCCTCAAGCAGATTCTTAGTATTTGAACAAAATGATTCATCTACAAGAGCTAGATTCTTAAATATTGTGAATCCGTTCTTAGAATCAGTTCAATCCAATAGTGGTTTGAGTGCATTCAAAGTTGTTATGGATGATTCCAACAATACACCTGATGTCATTGATAGAAATCAGTTGGTTGGACAGATATTCATACAACCTACTAGAACGGCTGAATTTATTGTTCTGGACTTCTCAGTACTCCCAACGGGTGCTGCTTTTCCTGAGTAATCGATAAAGTCACATATAAAGTACAAAAGCCCCTCTTTTTAGAGGGGTTTTTTGTTTTATTGATATTTATATTAGACAAAAGGTATATTTAGATTGTTAATTGTAGTAGCGCATAAATATAATTAATAGTAGAGGGTCTAGATAAATCTAAACAATAACTTAATTTGAGTAGCGCGTAAATTAAATAAGGAGAATAGTAAAATGGGTGTAAGAAGTGATTTTATTAAGTATACCAGAGAATCAGCTCCATCATTAGATGGTTTGAAAAATAGTGTATTGACTTCTGAAAATAATGTTCAGGCAGGCGGTATTAGAAGAAATACACAACTTTTAACAGATGGTGGTGAAGCTACAAGCTATACAGCACTAACCGCAGGTCAGTCAGGACTAATTACATTAGTTCCAGCATTAACTGGTGGATTGCATGATATAACATTACCATCTTGTGCAGCTGCAGTAGGATGTACCTACACATTTGTTCTGATAGGAACTGCTGGCCAGGATTTTGATGTGCTGGGTGCGGCTTCAGAAAAAATCTTAGGTGCTGTGCCTAAAGGTGATGGTGACAATGCTGCTGCTTCAGATGCTAACGATTCAGTTGGATTTGATGCAAACGCTATTATTGGATCTCGCTTTTCAGTAACTTGTATATCAGCAACTGCTGGTACTGCATGGATAGCACATGACATCTTAGATGGTTTAGCTGCTAATACTGGTGGTATTAACCTCAAGTAGTGATTAACTAAACAACTTAAAAAGGTGAGATTTTTCTCACCTTTTTTTGTTTTCTATAAAACTATAAAAAAACTATGAAATAATAAGGTGATATTCTGTATCGATTTTTCAGTTTGTTTATATTTATATATGAAAGAATTAAACACTTAATAGGAGAACTGAAATGGCAGACTTAATAGATCCTTCAGAAATTATGTTTACACCGTTTGAACCGAAAGTTAAAAATCGGTTTATTATGTACATAGAAGGAATACCTGCGTACCTTATCAAATCAGCTGCAAGACCAACAATTACATTTGAAGAAATTGAGTTAGATCATATAAACACAAAACGATATGTAAAAGGAAAGGGAGCTTGGGAAGCATTAGAAGTTACCCTATATGACCCAATTGTTCCATCTGGCGCACAAGCAGTTATGGAATGGGTAAGATTACACAAAGAGTCTGTTACTGGTAGAGATGGATATTCAGACTTCTATAAGAAAGATATTACATTTAATGTATTAGGACCAGTAGGTGATAAGGTTGAAGAATGGACACTTAAAGGTGCTATGATTCAATCAGCTAACTTTGGTGAGATGAGTTGGGAAACCAATGAACCTAATGACATTACATTAACACTAAGATACGATTACGCTATCTTACAATTCTAAGAGGATAATATGAGTTTTTTAAGAGAAATGCTTTCTAGTGATGCTAAAATCTCTAGTAAAAGATTTGTCGGTTTTGCAGCATTCTTTATGTTGATTTGTAGTTGGGGTGCTGATACCTTTTCTGCATTTGAAGTTAAAGATAAGATATTAGAATGCTTTATGTACATTTCAGTCGTTGGATTGGGTGTTACAGCAGCCGAAAAATTCGGTAAAAAATAGTTATAGTTCAAAAGTAAATCATAGGAGTCAATTATGGCAGAAGTCAAATTCCCTACAGAAGTAGTGGATTTGCCGTCACAGGGATTGTTGTATCCAAAGGATAGCCCGCTATCTAGTGGTACAATAGAAATCAAGTATATGACGGCAAGAGAAGAGGATATCCTCACATCAGCTAACCTTATTAAGAGAGGTATAGTTGTTGAGAAGTTATTGGAAGCTTTAATAGTAGATAAATCAATCAAAGTAGATGAGTTACTGGTAGGTGATAAGAATGCTATTCTTATTGCTGCTCGTATTCTCGCATATGGTAAGATATATGAATTAGAATATGCTGGTCAAAAATTAGAGGTAGATTTAACTCAACTTAAAGAAAATAAGTTAGATGAAAGTATAGTATCGAATGGAGCTAATGAGTTTGAGTTTGAATTACCTGCTACAAAAAGAAAATTAACATTTAAACTACTTACATCAGGCGATGAAAAAGAAATTGATAAAGAAATTGCTGGTTATGAAAAAGTTGGAGATGGTATAGGTTACGATTTAACTACACGCTTAAAACATCAAATTATATCAATAGACGGAGACACTAAAAGAGCTAGTATAAATTCATTCGTAGATAATGAGTTTTTGTCAAGAGATTCAATTGCTTTTAGAATACACTCAGCTGAAATTATGCCGGATGTAGATATGACATCAACATATATAGATGAAGATGGAAACGAAAAGGAGTTCACGGTCCCTATGACCGTTACGT